GCACCGCCGATCGCCCGTTGTTTTTGTGGGGCGGCAGCAAAGTGGAGCGTCCGACCGTTTCCAGCGCGGACATGCAGTTCCTGGAAAACCGGAAATTGAACCGGCAGGAAATCGGCAGCATCTACGGCGTGCCGGAATTCATGATGGGCTTCAGCCAGGCTAAGTCCCTGGGGAACGGAACCGGCGAGGAACAAGAGCGGTACAACTTCATTGAATCCACCATTACGCCGCTGGCGCGCAGGTTGGAAGCGGCGGTGGATCCGATCATTGATTCTTTCGGCGCCGGTTACATTGGGTACTTCGATGTCGACAGCTTGCCGGTCATGCAGGAAGCGCGGCGCACCCGCGTGGATTCGGCCGTCAAAGTCTTCGGCATGGGCGTCCCATTCAACGAGCTGAATCACACGTACGATCTTGGGTTCAAGGAAATCGCCTGGGGAAACAAAGGGTATATCGGTGGCCTGTTGCAGGAAGCCGGCGAAGGCGATGTTCCGGGCGACAATGATCCGGATCCGGAAGACGAGCCGAATGAAGAGAAATCCAATCCGCTTCTTGGGATGGAAAAGTTCATCAAAGGCCTGGTCTCAGCCCCGGCTGTTCAATGCAAGGCCCCACACGCTTTTGAAGCCGCGATCGCGCCGGCCGTGAAGTTGAAAGAAAAACGCCTGGCGAAGTTTTTCTTCAATCAACGCACCCGCGTGCTGGCAGCGATGGAAAAGGAAATCGGCAAATCCATCACGGCGGAAGTGCGTGCCAACAAATCCCTGGATGATATTTGGAATGCGGACGATGAAAACAAGAAGCTGCTGGCCCAGTTAAAGCCGTTGATCCTGGCGGACCTCGAATTTGGCGGCGCCCAAGTCTGGTCGGAGATCGGGGAGTCCGGTGATTTTGACCTGGCCCCATCGGATGCCATCAAGTTCCTAGACCAACGCACACCGGTGATCAAGGACATCAACGCCACCACCTGGGAGGCGATCAAGACGCAATTGCAAGACGGTTTGAAGGCCGGTGAAAGCTTTGATCAACTCACGGACAGGGTGAAGACAATTTTCAATACCGCTTCCGAATCCCGGGCCGGAGTTATCGCCCTGACGGAAACCAACACGGCCATTAACAGCGGCCGCCAGATCGCCATGGTCGACGCCGGGGTGGAACGGAAGGGCTGGCTCACCAGCCATCTGGAAAATGTCCGCGCCACCCACGCCGCCAACGAAGCCTATTCGAAGGAAAATAACGGCATCGCGATTGACGGTGTCTGGCCGAATGGCTGCGCTTATCCGGGGGATCCGGACGGTGAAGCCGGCGAAGTGATCAATTGCCGATGCGTGGGGTATGCCATTGCCGGGGAAAAAGACGAGGTCCCCAAGTCATTTTTGAACTTCCGGACGTTCCTCGCCCGGAAAGCCGCCCGGGAAAAACTTGCCAACCCGGAGTTAAAACCATGAAACGCGCTACGATTCGATTTAAGACGCCGGGGGCGCTGACCATCCGGACATCCGGGTCACCAAAGACACCCCATTGCAATCGCCAGCCAGGGCGTTGCAATGGCCAAATTCACCTGACGGGGTTGAAAACCAAACTGGAAATTTTATGAACCAATTAGAATTAGAGAAAACTTTCGGTGAACGCCTGGTCAAACTGTATACCGGGGCGGTCGGGTTGCGGGGCGGAATCAAGTGCGAGGTGAAAAGCCTGGCTGGCGACGCCCCGATTTTGGATTTCGTCGCCACGGATGAAACCTTGGACCGGTACAATGAGGTGATCAAGATCACCGGTTGGGACACGAAAAATTACCTCGCTAACCCCGTGGTACCGGACTGCCACAATTACGACAGCGTCGCCCGGATCCTGGGCCGGACCGTATCGCTCACGATCGCGGATGGCCAGATGGTGAACCGTGTAGAGTTCTGCCTGGATAATCCCCTGGGAGCGATGGCGTACAAGATGGCCAAAGGCCAGTTCATTAAATCTGAGTCTGTGGGATTCATCCCCCTGGAATGGATTGCCGGCAAGGCCGGCGAACCTGACCGCACCTTTACCAAGCAGGAACTGTTGGAGATTTCCCTGGTTGTGGTCCCGGCAAATCCCGGCGCCACTGTGGGGTTGGCCTTGAAGTCCGGCGCAATCGACCGGGCTGATGTGGCCGCCGCCGCCGACTTCATCAAAGAATTTTGTAGTAAGAAATCAGATTCTCACACCTCGGAGAGAGCGCCCGGTGGAGAAATCGATGGCGCTCAATTGCTGCAAATCTGCCGGACGTTCTTAAACAAATAAACCAAAGCAAAAATTAAATTATGAATCCATTTCGGAATTATCGGAACCTGTTCACCCTGGCCCTGGTCAGCTCGCTGTCCATTACTGCGGCGGTACAGGGAATTATCTCCCCTCAATGCGCGTTTCTGTTGATCGTGGCCTGGCAATTGATCCAGTTCAGTCTCAGCGGCCGGCGCGCCATTTGTTTCATTGCCGCCTTGTCGGAAGCGCAGATCACGGAGTTTCAGAACTTGATGGCCAGCATCAAGGATTACGTGGCCATGTTTCCCAAGCTCAAAACCATCCTGGATACGGAAGGCGTAGAAGCCGCGTTAAAAGCGTTGCCGGAGAATTGGAAGGTTGAAGGCAAGCGCGTGGATGAGTTGCAGGAACATATCAAAAAGCTTCGCAAGCAACTCGCCAGCTACCAAAGCGCCGGCAGTGGCGTGCGGTACGTGGGTAATGTTCCCTTCGTGACGGACGATTGCGCGAAGGCGTTGACCTCCGTGTTGATTCTGGAGGCCGCCAAGCTGGGTGAAGGCGCCATGCGCCAGATCACCCGCGATAGCAATGCACAAAAAACGTTGATCGGCATGGCACGGGGATTCCTGGAAGTGGAAGAGAAGACCGCGTTGGATGCCACAACGATCCCGCTTCCGACCATCTACATGCCCCAGATCGTTGAACTCGTGTTCAAGTATGGCCAGGCCCGTCAGTATGCGACCGTGTTTCCTTTGGGTGCCGGCACGGTGAAACTGCCCCGCCTGAAAGCCGGTGAGGATGATTTCGGCTTCCTGGGCGCCGGAACGGGCGGCATGAGTCAGGCGATCACCGAACGCCGGGTTACGGCGGAATTGATCACGTTCACCGCCAACAAGGCGGGCGGGTTGATCCGCATTCCGACTGAAATTGAAGAGGACACATTCATCCAGCTGGGGCAGTTCCTCGCACGGTATATCAGCCGCCAGTTGGCCAAACTGGAAGATAAAACACTCTTCCTGGGCGATGGCACGGCGGCGTACGCCAACATCACCGGCATTGGCACTTATTGCATCAATACCCCCGCTTACCTGCAAGTGCTGGGCGCGGGCAAGACGAAACCCACGGATGCCACCATCAATGATTTCCGCGCCATGCGGGCAATGGTGAATGCCGCCGTACTCGCGAACATGGCCGCCAACGGCCAGACCCAAGCCGCGTATTACCTGAACCCAACGTTGGAAGCCTTGCTGGTCACGTTCAACACGCTGAACAATCCGTACATCTATGTTCGGCAGCAAGGCAGCTCGCCGGCCACGTTGGACGGGTTCCCGATCCGTTGGATCGGCGTCAGCCAGGCGTACAGCACCCAAGCGCAACCCGGCAAGTTCCTGGCGTTCTTCGGAGACCTTTCCTATTGGTACCTGGGCGAACGAGGATCCGTCCGCGTTGAGCTGAGCAAGGAGGTGTTTTTCAGCACCGATGAACTCGCGATGCGCGCCCTCGAACGTGTCGACGTGGAAGCGATGGCCATTGACGCCATGAGCGCGCTGCAAACGGCCGCAGCATAAACAACAACTAATTACATCGCCGCCCGGCGAAATTGGAGGCCGGGCTTCGGCCCCGGGCGGCAAATTCAAAACCAAAATAATATGATCAATAAAATTCTTTCCATCGCGATGGGCTGCTGCCTGGCGGTTTCCGCCAGCGCTGCGCTCCCCACATATCGCTCGTTCACGGATCCAGGCAACGCCACCTATCCAGGCTTTTGTTTTATGCCCGCGGATCCGAATTCTCAGGTCCGCGTCGTCAGCATCAGCTACTCGTCGGACACGAATACCGCCAGCATCCAGTTCAGTTCTGGGGTCCAGGCGTATTTCCAGGTGATCACGAATCTGGTCACCTCGGGCATTACGAATGTGGTGAACAGCACCAATGGTTTGGTTCCCAATAGCACCCTGCTTTTGCAGCAGGGCGGCAATGGCTATACCAACAAACTGGTGAGCTGGGGCAATACCGGGACCAATAACCTCGCCTGGTTCAGCGTCGCCACAAACGTGAACTTCATCGTTCTGGGCACGGGTGGCTGGGGGGTGGCGGCAAACCAGAACGCGGATATCTACCAGATGGGAACGCAGGCGAACATTTTCGTCGGGGCGCAAACCAACTGGATCGACGGGGATGACATTTACTCCGGAGCCTATGGCCGGCCCGTGATCGTCCAGTTTAGTTCGTGCCTGGTAACGGACGCGTTTAACACCATCAGCTGTCATTACGACAGCCAGAGCCAATAGACACACTTTGCGGCGTGAGAGTCAGCACGCCGTGAAAACCCCGGGCGGATGGTGAAGGTTGGGCGCCATCCGCCCACTCTAAAAAGTACGAAGACTGAATTATGAAGGAAGAAATTAAACCGGGTTGCAAGGCCATTGAAAAACCGCCACAAGATCGCCAGATCAAGACGCCCCACGAACGAGGCCCCGTGCGCCTTCAGGAAATATTACCGACTGGTCTGACCAAAGGAATGGTCCGCACGCGGACCGTGATCCTCGCTTTTTTGTGCAGCCTGGTCGCGATCAGCGCCGGCGCCCAGACGGCCGTCTTTGGCAATCTGCTGGATATAACCGGTGGAACAAACGACACCTTCATTGAATTTATTCCGCAGAGCGAAGTCCTGATCCAGGCGAATGGACTCAGCTCCGGACCGGCGCGAACTATCCGCGCCACCAACGGCGTTTTTTCCATCACGTTAAATCCTGAAGGCTATATCGTCGCCCTGCCTAAAATTCCATCACGTACTCCGTTTGCCATCGTGGTTCCTCCCAACGCTGGCAGCATTAACATCACAAACCTAATTTCGGCGCCGCCGGCTTACGCATACCAGTTCAATGGCGGCAGCCCCGTGCAATCAGTTTGGACCGCTTCCGGTAATACAATATTTCCGAATGGATCCACCGGTACCGGAAATGGGTGGGTATCCACAGGTGCAACTCTCTATCCGCAATGAAAATGAAAAATCTAGTTTTGATAATCGGTTTAGTTGCCGGGATCACGGCCCAGGCGGCCACGGACATCGTCCCGAACCCCGCCGCGCCGGGAAACCTCGGGAATCCCACGAACGCATTCCCTAACGCCTATGTCGGTAATGTGCTCGTAAACGGTGCAGTGGTCGCTCCCACTGGTGGCGTCACCGCGAACGGGTTCACCAACTTCAACCAAACCGCTCTCATCAGCGGAACTTCCGGCCAGGGAATGTTTGCCAGCCTGGTTGTCGGCGGACCGGTGAGCGGAGCTGGATTTAGTGGTTTCCTGACCACAAATGGTGGCAACGGTGGAGCCCTCTCAAACCTCACCTATCCGGTCTGGAATTTGAATGCCTTGGGCGATTCCCTGACCATATCCAATTATTATAGCGGCACTCTTTCTTATCCGCTGATCTTGCAGCAGATCGGGTTCAATGTACTCACCAACGGAGGCTTCGCGGGATTAACTTCCGGCTCAATCACCGGACCTGAAATGGATTCAATCGCGCCGTACTTTTTCCAGACAACCGGCCGGCGTGCGATTGGAATTTATTGGGGTGGAAAAAATGATGAGCTCGCCATGGCATCAGACCTCGTGACCATGACAAATGTTGCCAATGGAATCATCACAAACATCACGATGGCGCTTTATAAAATATGGGCAGTCGGAGGCGATGCTGTGGTAGTTACGATACCGCACACCGCTTTTCCACCGGCCGGCCCGCCTACTCTCACAAACAGCGAGCCATGCACCATCTATGTGAATCAATGGATCACGAACCTTCCAAGTCAGACTGGTCTTCTCCGTGGGCACAATGTGGTAATCGCCGACGTTGCCGGACAATATCCGCAGACCATGTATACAAATGCGAATGGCACTCTAAACGCAAATGTGACTGGAGATGGCGAGCACTTTTCACAGAACCAAATGACCAATGTTGCGTATATCATTGCTTCTGCCATCACGAATTCATGGATTTGGCATACGCCTTATCCAACCATGGCGGCAAATCTCGGCGGTTACTATGGAAGCTCAGCAGCCCCGGTGATGCTTCCGTCAGGAAGCGGAATCCAATCTTTGGCCCAAACCACGGCGAGCCAAATCGCGAAATTTATGATGGGTAGCGTCAATCAGCCTGCCTATTTCGAAGATGCTTATTGGGATCAGCAAGGGGGACCCACCCAGGACATCGTCGGATCAGGTTGGGTGTCTGGCGTCGACGAAAACACATTGGCCACCTCAGGTTTTCGGTTCATGAACAAAACCCGACAATACCAGCTCTTCATTGATACGAGCGATTTCGGTGGAATCTTTGGCGGGGCGACGAACTATGACAAATCGGCGTCATACTTCGGCTATCCAAGTTTAAGCTGGCGGGGTTCGATCATGCTACAGTCAATCCCTTATCAGTGGTATCCTTCCTCTTGTCCGCCGCTTCAAGTAGCTCTCCATGATGAGTGGGGAATTTTTAAGATCGGGGTAAATTATAACGGCACGCCTGGCGTCTTTGCCTTCGATGGCCAGACCGCACTCGCCACCAACCTGGCTGCCGGACAGAACATCACGGCAGGGGGCACTATTTACGGCAACGGCGCGGGCGTTACCAACCAGGCGTCCCTCAATTGGACCAATCTCACCATGGGCCAATTATATACCAACAACACTACCCACTTTTGGGAACTGACAATTCCGGTGGTGCTGACCAACGCCGCAGCCGCAGGGACGAACCTGGTGGGCTTGATGGTCTGGCGACCCGGCACGGCGGGATATGTGATTGCCAAGTTCGGCGGAATAACGACTGCGGCCTCAGTTCCCGGACCGGCATGGGGCACGCTCAGCGGCAACGTGGCGCCCGGTGGATCCTTTGCCGTCACAAACCTGGCGACGCTGCAATTGACGGAGACCAACCTGGTCGATTACGGGCTGGGCGTCACTAATTTGATTCAAGTATATTAAAATATGCCATGAAAAAGCTCACTCAATCCTATTTGGAATACTGGGGGCGGCCCAAAGTTCCTGAACCATCCGGGATGCGCGTAGTAGCAAGGATTATCGTGTCTCTTTTGATCGTCCTGCTGTTGTCGATTGGCATCAAGAAGTCGTTCAGCCGCCCCTGCATGCTGACATTCGTTCCACCTGCCTGCGTCACCAATGGGATTGTTGCCCGCTATGACATTCTAATTTCGACAACTAACAATCAACAGGGGCAGTGGCTTGGATCGGTGAATGTCGGCAGCACAAACTATTTGTTTGATACCACTAATCTGCCGCTGCCGAATCCTGTTTTACTCTATGCGGACACCATCGGCATAAACGGAAGCCAAAGCGCTTATAGCGTTCCGTTTTTGTTCGACACGAATACGTTCACCGTGGACATGACGAACGCCATGGCGCTGACCGTGACAAATTACGTCTTCTCGCCGCCCAGTTTCATCTCCGCGACCATGCCGCCTTTCACAAATTACTTTGTGATCTATACCACCAATTTCGTGACCGTCACTAATCGTTGATTTTATGCTCACCACGCTCGCCACTGTCAAAGCCCGAGTTCTGCTGGAAGACGCGGACGTCAAAGATGACGATCTGTTGAATAACGCGATCGCGGCCGCCAGCGCCCGGATCGAAAACGATTGCAATCGGACCTTCGGTTATACGGTAAATGCGATTGAGGAATTCACCGGTGACGAATGCGAAATCGTTGTGCGGTTTTATCCCATTGATCTCACCAAGCCGATCACTTTCCAGTTTTTAACGACTTTGCAGGCGGGTTCCAATCAGACGCCTGGCTGGCAGACGCCCACGCAATTGCCAGATTATACCGTGCGCCGGGGAAACATCATCACCCTGGGCAATCAGTTGGCCACCTGGCGCGATGTGGCGCATGTCACCTACAGCGGCGGCTATCAGCTTCCGGACGGGACGAGCCCGGCCGCCGCAACGATCCCGCTCCCAGATGATTTGGAGCAAGCGTGCGTTGAACAGGTCGCCTACTGGTACCAAAATCGCAATCGCCTGGGCTTGGTTTCCGTCTCCGGCGAAGGAGGCAGTATCAGCCAATATGCCCAATTGGATCTGTTGCCAGCGGGCAAAGCTGCTTTGCGCAATTATATCCGTTGGTCGCTCTAAATATGATCAAGGTCACCATCACCGAGAAAAACGCCGACAAGGTTTTAACCAGCCTGAAGTCGACCGACGAACGGCTGATGACGGCGATCGGCGTGGGGCTCGCCCGCGGCCTCCTGATCGCCGTGGGGGTCTCTCAGGCGGAGTATTTGACCGGACCGCGTCCAGAACGCCTGGAAGTGGTCACCTCGCGCTTGCGCGGCAGCATCCAAAGCGAAGTAGAGGTGTCCAACAATGCCATTATCGGACGCATGGGGTCAAATGTGCCCTATGCGGCTTATCATGAATTTGGCTATCACGGCGTTGAGCAGGTGAAAGCCCATAACCGGGTGAGCAGCTTGCAGATCAGCAATGGAACAGTCCGAATCGTTCACGAGGGTGGAACCAAGCAGATGGCCAAACAGCTGCGGAAAAATGACATTGTGGCGTTTACCCAGGTCAAAGCCCATGCGCGCAAGGTGGATTATGACGGACGGCCGTACCTGAGACCCGCATTGGCGCAAACCGATATTGGCAGTGAAATCGACAAGGAGATCAAGAAGGTCGCCAACCAATGAGCAAAAAAGATTCCATCAAAGGCAGCATCGCCGGAAACCTGCTCAAGGTTATTGTGCCGATGAAGACTAACGGCTCCGGAATACGGACCATCAAACGCGTGCTTTCGCCGTTCCTGACCGAGGCCACTTTGCCGGCCATTCACCTGGTGATCGGACATGAGCGCGTGATTGACCAGGATGAACGGGGATACAATTGCGAGTTTCCCGCTTCCTTTAAAATCATCCTGGAGGAAAAGGGCGACGATCGCTACTGGCAGGCGGACGAGCTGGTCGCATGGATTCAGGAAGCGGTGGAAGCGGATGAGCAGCTGGGCGGCCTGTGCAGCAAGATCACCTATGCCGGCGATCAGCCTTACATTGATGAGCTGATCCCGGGCGGCTTTATCCTGGTGAGCTACCGCGTGGAATATCGCCGCATGAAGTCACAACCAAACGTCGGATACTAAGCAAACCAAAACAAAATTATGGAAAGAAGTATAATCGGATTAATGCTGGCGAAGATCGAAGCCGCGTACGGCACCGATCCCACTCCCACGCCGGCGAACAACGTCATTGCCGTCAAAAGGAACACGATCAAGTTTGATCCTAAGTTTACGCACCTTATGCGCGACCTGGCTGACGGCAGCTTCGGTTCAGTACAAGGTTTGAACGTGCTGCCGCAAGTCGGATTTTCGTTCAGCGTGGAGGTGCGGGGCAACCGGACGGATGGCATTGCCGCTGATATTTCTTCCGGATCCGCCGCGCACGCGATTGAGATCGATTGCCTCCTCCAGGCATGCGACCTTGCTCCCATATACACGGCGGAGACCGTTCTGGGCGCCCGCAACGGTTATGTGATTTATCAGCCGGTTGTTCCCGCCGATCAAGGCAAGAGCGTCACATTCTATTTCTACAGCGGATTGAAACTGCACAAGGTTGTCGGGGCCAAAGGCACCTGCAAGATCAGCTTCCAGGCCGGTCAAATGGGCGTGATCGATTTCAGTTTCAAGGGCATGTACGTGGCACCCACAGACGTAGCCATCAGCACGATCACCCCCACCTGGTTGAATACCTTGCCTCCTGTGTTCACGAATACTGGAAGCACCATCGGCGCTTATTCGCCCGTGTTCAGCAAAATGGATTTTGACCTGGGCTTGAAAGTCGACGTGCGGGAGGACGGCAA